CGGTGCGTGAGGAAGGGTCAGAAATATGGGTGAGCTATAACCCTGAGTCCAAGCTGTCAGCCACACATAAACGATTCCGAGAAGATCCGCCAGAGAACTGCAAGATCGTAGAGATCAACTGGCAGGACAATCCATTCTTTCCAGAGGTGCTCAATGTAGAGCGCCTTAACGACTTCCAGAAGCGTCCTGATTCCTACGACTGGATATGGGGCGGTGCATTCCTAACTCACCACGATGGTGCTTTTTACAGCATCGAGCTACGTGATGCTCGTGATCAGGGCCGCATCGGTACAGTACCGTATGATCCACGCCTGCCAGTAGTAACTGCATGGGACTTAGGTATAGGTGATAGTACATCGATCACCTTTGCTCAGTTTGTGGGTGCTGAGGTTCGCATTATCGATTACTACGAGAACTCTGGTGTCGGTCTGGATCACTACGCTAGGGTGCTGCAGGAGAAGGGCTACAGATACGATCAGCACATACTTCCGCATGACGTTAGGGTGAAGGAGCTGGGAACTGGTAAGTCTCGCTATGAGACGCTACAATCGTTAGGAGTAACTCCAATTACCATCGCACCTCAACTTCAAGTAGACGATGGCATACAGGCAGTCAGGTCAATGTTACCTCTGTGCTGGTTTGATGCCGAGAAGTGCGATCACCTCATAGAAGCACTCCGAGCTTACCACAGAGAATACGATGACCAGCGAATGACATGGAAAGGCAGGCCAGAGCATGATTGGTCGAGCCATCCAGCAGACTCATTCCGCTATCTTGCCGTTGGATATAGAGAACGCGGTAGCTGGAAAGGTGGCGCGCTTAAACGTAATTTGAAAGGGGTAGCTTGATGGCTAAGGCTCGCAGCTTATGGGATGCACTAACTCGCATAGGTGATAACTTTGATCCTCGCTACGATGCTCGTAAGCTTGAGCAGGATCGGCTTCGCAACCTAGAGACTGGTGTTGAGAAGTATGGTGAGCAGCCTCCAGAGGTTTCTATTGTAGACTTTGAAGGTAAGCCATTTATCACTACGATGTCTGATCGCACTGCAGCAGGTGGATATCTTACAGATATTAACGGTGTTCCTCTTGATCGACCTGTAGATTTGCTTGGTGGTCAGGACTATATGTTCAACAACCAAGATCATATATGGGCATCTGCTAAGGGGCCGCTCAACCAGATCATGCGTCTCAATCAGAACTTGAAAGGTGATACTGGTCAGGATGCTCTGCTGATGCCTTGGCGTATGGCTCCTTCTGGATCTGACTTTGCATCGATGACTGGTGAAACTATGCTGACATATGCTCGCAGCAATATGAGCAAGTCGCAGCGCAAAGAGCTAGATTCTAAGATGCGTGAGCTGATACCTAAGTGGTCTGGTATCGATAAACCTGAATCACTCAAGCAGTTCGAGAAGGCGCCTGATAAGGTGCGCAAGAGCGTTAAGCAGATGCTTGATCGAGACTTCCGTAATGAGGGTGGCTTAAGTATTGGTGAGGCTAGGCTGGCAATTGCAGATCCTACGCAGATCAATGCTAGAGAAGGCGGTCTGCAGAATGTTGGTACGATAGACTCAACAAAGGAAATCGGTGTAAACCGCCAGCATCCATCATATCCGTTCTACATCTCAGGTCAGCCACAGGGCAGACTGAAAGAAGACATCCCAGCGTACCTGTTAGATCCACAGAGCCTTAAGATGCGTCAGGGTAAGGATCAGGTTCGCAATGTAGCAGATCCTATGAATCCAACACAGGCTGACCTGCGCGCACTGCAGATGCGTCCTCAAGGCGGTATTATTGATGAGGCTGTACTGAAGCGATTGCAGAATGCTGGCGTTATTAGTTCCCCATCATTACTGGGAGCGCTTGCTGGTGGTATGAGCCTAGAAGAGATGCAGCAGCAGCAGGCTCAGCAAGAACTTGATAACCTGATGGGACAGTACAACGAGTTCATGGATCGCAAGCCAGATGTCTACAACTATGGTGATCTAGCACCAGTTAAGCGCAATGTAGTATCAGGTGATTACAGTCTTGCAGTGCCTACTGTTGTAGATGAGATTGTTAGGGGTCTACTCGATGTTGGGCAGAGTCGTAAAACAGGTGTTGTGAATAGCGGCACCTCAATACTGGATGCATTACTCTAATGGCAGGATTATTAAGTTTAGTCGGCAAGCTAGCTAAGAAGGGCTACCCAGAGTCTGTAGCTCGCAAGATTGCTACTGGTCAGCTTCCTATGGATGAAGCATCTAGGTTTGCTAGAGCTAGACAGATGTCAGACATGGTTGAGACAACGCACTACGGTGCGCCTGACATAACAGAGTTCATGCTTCCTGATCCACCTAGACCATCTAAGCATGGTGCTGGTGTTTACTCATCAACTGATAACACTTATGGCGATAGGTATATACAGGGCAAAGAGAATCCTGCTGCTTATGGGTTGCTGTCTTTAGGAAAGATTGCATCTAAGCAAGATGTTATAGATGCAGAGAAGCAGGTTCTAGGGCTTCCAATGGGTGAAAGGCCGATGGGCAGTGGGCCTCACTGGAGGGCTATTCAGGACATACTTAAGTCTAAAGGCTTTACTGGTATGCAGTTTGGTAAAGAGCGAGTTGTTTTTGATCCTGCCAATGTTAGATCAGTTAATGCAGCCTTCGACCCAGAGTACACGGGTAGCAGCATTCTAGGCTCGCGCATAGCTCCTACAGCAGCGGCTGGATTATTGGGTATACTGGGTCTAACAGAAGAGGATCTAAAGTAATGGCTATATCAACATATGCAGAGCTTCAGACAGCTATTGCAGACTTCTTGAACAGGGATGATCTGACATCGATCTTACCTACGTTCATCTCTATGGCTGAGGCTCAGCTAAACCGTGATGTACGCCACTGGAAGATGGAGCAGCGCTCTACTGCCGAGCTAGATGATCAGTATCTGACACTACCGACAGATTGGATTGAGACAGTACGCGTAACAGTTAATGACACTGTGCCTTATGCGCTTAACCTAATGTCTCGTGATGAACTGCAGGATTCTCGCTTCAAGGGTGATAACGTAGCTGGCAAGCCTCTGTACTATGCTCACATAGCGGGTGAGGTTGAGGTGTATCCTTCGCCTGATGCAACGTATGACATCGAGCTACTATACTTGCAGCAGATCGAGGCACTATCAGATAGCAATACAACTAACTGGTTGCTGACTGAAGCGCCTGATCTATACCTGTATGCTTGTCTGGTAGAGACTACTACTTACCTGCGGGATGATGAGCGTCTGGCATCATTTGGTGCTCTATATCAGAGCAGACTGGATAAACTTAATGCGTCAGCGCGTAGGGCTACAGTTAGCGGCACTGGCTTGAAACTTAAAATAGGATCTTACTAATGTCATTCAGCAACTACTTAGAAACTGAGCTACTTGATCACGTTTTCGCCAATAACGCTTACACATCGCCATCTGCAGTGTACGTATCTCTACATACAGCCAACCCTGATGAAGATGCATCTGGCACTGAGGTGACTACTGTAGGCACTGCTTATGCCCGTCAGACTGCTACGTTCTCTGTGACTGGCAATACAGCTACTACTACTGCAGCAATTGAGTACGCAACTGCTACGGCAGACTACGGTACTGTGACTCACGTTGCTGTATGGGATGCTGTATCTGCTGGCAATATGCTTGCGTATGCGGCACTGACTGCATCTAAGACTATCGCCACAGGGGATGTGTTCCGTATTCCAGCAGGCGATCTAGATATTACTCTGGACTAACAGATGGCTGAATACCGCACAGGTTACGGTACAGGTACATACGGTGTAAGGGTCTATGGCTTAGATGGTTCCATTACGGAAGGCATCTCCACAGTCATAACTACAGCAGGTATCGTATCGAGCGCTGAGCGGATACAGCAGGCTTCGGCTACCTGTAGTGCGGTATCAAGTACATCTGCAAGCTCTGAGCAGATATACCAATCATCTGCGGCAGTATCATCTACTGCATCCACATCAGCAGACTCTGAAAAGATCTATCAGGGTGCGGCTACATCTGCAGGTGCATCGACTTTCTCATCTACTGGCTTTATTACAGCAGGCGCAGAAGGCTCTATATCAGCCTCAGCAAGCACTACATCTGCAGGCCATAGAATCGCATTGGGTGAGTCTGAAATAAGCTCACAGAGCGCATTTGATGCCTCTGGGTTTATCACTGCGGGTGCTGCAGCGCAGTCGGATGCTACGCTGAGTGTGGTCGCTACTTGTAACAGGGTTCAGCACGGTGATTCTACGGGTGATGCAGTGGCTACGTTCTTGGCAACAGGCTACTTTAAATATGAGCCAGTGGATAAGGATAATGAACCTTGGCAGGACATAGCGATAGGATCATACGTATGGTCTAATGTTGCTAAGGGTGATGAAGAATGGTCGCAGATTGCGGCTTCAAGTAAACTTTGGACAGACGTACCGCCAAGTGGTGGTTCTTGGACTAATACATAGGTGAAACATGGCTGATACAACTACCACTACATACGGCTTAACCAAGCCAGAAGTCGGTGCTTCAGAGGATACTTGGGGAACCAAGGTCAATGACAACTTCGATGAGATTGATAACCTGCTTGACGGTACAACGCCTGTCACTGGCATCGATATCAACTCAGGCACGATTGACGGTACGACTATTGGTGCTACTACGCCAAGCACAGGTGCTTTTACTACGCTGTCTGCTACAAGTATTGCAACCACAGGCGATGTAACCTTCGGTGACAACGACAAAGCCATCTTCGGTGCTGAGTCTGATTTGCAGATTTACCACAGTGGTACTCAGAGTATTATTCGTGATGCAGGGACAGGTGATTTACAGCTCCTCGCAGATAACAGCATCCTATTGAAGAACAGCGCAGGTACAGCAACAAAGGCTGACTTTGCTTCTGGCGGTGCGGTCACTTTATACCATAACAATTCGCCCAAGTTCGCCACCACCTCCACAGGCATTGACGTAACTGGCACAGCTACGATGGATGGGCTGACTGTTGATGGTACAGCGTCAATAAAGCGTTCAGGTAGTGGTACTGCGGCAACAATAGGTTCACAAGGAAGTACAAACAATCCAGTTGTTTTGTTCAAAACAGACGAGTCTGGAAATAATGTATCTCTTGGGGTTTCAGCAAGTGTCTCTTTCCCTACATTTTATTTGCAGAACGCGCAGAAAAACCGCCTTAGTATTGGTACAGGCGGAGACATCTCCTTCTACGAAGACACTGGCACAACTGCGTCTTTCCTATGGGACGCTGATGCTACCCGTGTTGTCCTTACAGGTCGCGAAACGTCACGAGGTGGCGGAACTTATGCCTTACAAATAGACA